GCACTGTCAGCAAGCTGTCCATGTCAAACTCAGGAAGCGGGGGCGCTTCCACACCCGTGTACGCAATCACAAACGTAGCCAATGGCTGTAAAACGAAATGCCACATCAAGGCGATTGAACAGCACCAGCCGGTTGCCGGACGCCAGCCCGCTACAAAAATAGATTTGTGCGTTGCTTCGGCCTTGTTGACTTCAATTTGACCTTTCGCGACTTCGTGAAGATGGCGTTCGGACATGGTGGCAATTTCATGGGCCAGACGATTACGCTCATCCGCATCAGGAATGAACTTATCCAACAAACTCGTAACGGGACCAATCAATGCCTCTAGCATCAGAATCCGCTCAAGGAAGCTTGGATTTGTGACGGTGGAATGCCGAAATAACTCAACGACCCAACACCTTGATCTATACGCGGCACCAATGATGGTGCCTGAGTATAAAACTGCTGAAAACGGTAAGCGTCCATCATCTCCGGCGTCAAATTGACTCCCGTAACTGGCATTCGGTATGGGTTATATGCCGCCGCCGCAACATCTTGCGAGCTTTGATACGCCGGACCAACAGAACTGTAAACCCCTCCGTCATTAATAACTCTAGGATCTTGATAGGTAGGCGTTCCGCCGGGTTGACCAACGCTGACCCCGGTTCCGCCGGTATATCCGCCGCCACTGCTTTGCATTTGTTCAATTAACGCAGTAAGCGTGTCAAGACGCTCTTGCATCGCATTGTATTGGTCCATGTAACCTTCAAACCAATCGGGCACTGTCGTAGTGCCGCCTCCGGCACCATCAGCACCACCGCCGCTGGTTAAAGGATTACCCGCGTAGCCCGTCGGAATTTGACCTGCCGCGAGCATAGCTTGTCTTTCAGCAAAACTAGCGGCATCCGCCTCTTGCGCGGACGCGGCAATTTGATCGCGGAGAGCTTCCCCCGTCAGATTAATTCCAGACCAATAGTTTAAGCCCGTTTGTCCCGGATCACGGCCAAAAAGCTCATTATAAATTTTAGTAACTTGCGCTTGGCGTTCAGGACTTCTCGCCGCCCCCGCCGCCGCCGCTTGTTGCGCTTGTTGAAAACCCGTTACATCTGAACCTTGTGCGCCCGCAATCAAAGCATCGCGAAGGGCTTCGCCACTTAAACCAGATTCCATCCAATACTCAGCACCCGCTTCATCCGCGCCTCCGGTGCGGCCAAATAGCTCGTTATAAAGCTGGTCTAAGCGTTCTCTAGAAACGGCCATAAATCACCTCAACAGCTAGTGAACCGTGAGCCGCGAAGCGCGGCACCCATGCCACGTTTCTTGCCCGTCGTAGACTTGCCCATCGCCGTGTCAGGCGTCTTCTCTGCCTTCGCCACAGCATAAGGAATGGAACCCTGACCCTGAATGTCAGCCTTTGCAACAGGCTTGGGCGGATTAGCGGGTGGAGCGCCGTTTACTTTGACTCTCATTTAATTGTTCCTCATCTTTAGTAGCTCTCTTTGAAGAGCCGCATCAATTCTAGCTTGCGTCTGGCGTTCCTGACTAGCCAACCGTTGCTGGAACTCAGTCTGCTTGTTAGCCATACGCTGTTGATCCAACTGCAATTCCGCCTGATCCATCTGCATATCGGCTTGTTGCTTCTGAGCATCCAACTGAAGCTCCTGTTGCTTCAATTGTACCAGAGGATCAGGCCCTTGGCCCTGACCCGTTATCTGTGCCGTAAGCTGTTTCAGATTGCCAAACTCTTGCGCGTTCATCTGGGCAACCATAGACTCCAACTGAAGCTCCAGATCTGGCGTCAATGCCTGACCACCCGTTTGTTGCAACAACTGCGCCGTCGCCATCTCCTGACACTTGAGCTTCACATGCTCAATAATGTGCTTCTGAAGCGCAATGGCCGACTGCGGCAAGGCTTGCAACATGGGCGACGTGCCAAAGGTCAAATGCGCCAAAATATGAGCGTCATGATCCTGACCCTCAAACGCCTTCAATTGTACGCTGTCAATCGCGTCAATGTTCTCCTGCGCCGGATCTTTCGGAATAGGATCAGCCGAAGAAGGCGCAATCAGGATCTTGTCAATGTCACTGACCCCCAGCGCCTCATACATGCGACGGTACGCCTCATGCAAATCATGAATCTGCGGGGCCTGCATCGCCATCTGTAACTGAGACTGCGCCAAAGAAATGCGCTGTGCCTGCGAAAACGAGTTCGGATTCGACACCGGAACCACATCTACACGGTCGTCAAAGTCCTGACGCATGATCGTCCGATCACCGCCCTCTACAGCATACGGATACTCCTGCGGCAGATACTCCGACATCACCCGTGCCAGAAGCTTAAACTCTTGCTTCATGCTGTAGTGCAGGCGCTTATGCACCGCACTCATGACCCGTGAACCCTGCTCCAATAACGCTACCGTCGTACCAACAGCCGCCTGCTGATTACCGTCGCCCACCTTCATGTCAGTGATCGTGGCAAACCGACGGCCCGCCTCAACCACAAAGCCCAAAAGCTGGAACAACGTGCCGTCAGGACCCTTGAAAGGCAACGGCATCAACGAATCACGGATCGCGCCACCCGGAGCGTCTACGTCGCGGAACTCTCCCGGCTGAAGGGGTTCTTCGTCATCTCGTACCCTAAGTCCGCGAGCCTTGAAACCAGCAGGGAGATTAGAAAGAGTGCCAGCATCAATAAGCTGGCGAAGAGCCGCCGTAGCTGTTCGGGACAGGCCGCCAATAGTGTGGATAAGCCCGAGGCCATAAAATCCGAATCCCGGAAGGAACTTATAATGGACGAAATACTGGATTTTTCGTCGTCTTTCATCCTCCTCGCGATAATTTCGTCTAATGGCAAGTACTTGTCCGCTATCCTCACTAATCGTAACAACGTAAGGAACTTTAATTCCTGTTGGTTCACCATCTTCCCCCATGTCTTCAAAGCCGGGCAGATCAAGATTGACGTGGCACTCCAACAAAGTGCAGTCATAATCAATGTTGCTAGGCTCTACCCCATCCAACTTGTTCATCGTGTCCGTAACTTCATCGTCACTAGACTGAGATGGAATAACAGGAATGTCTCTATAGAACCCCATGACCTGACGAATACGCAGATCATTCATTGACATCTTCACTACCTGCGTAATGTTCTCGCAGGAATCAAGATCACTAGCGCCATACGGCACCACAATGTCCTCTGCTGGGACAAACTTGCTTACCGCCCGGTCAATCGCCTCGTCATAGTAAACTTTCTTAAAAGTTGACCCCGCCAAAGGCAAATAAAACAACATCTGATCAAATTCAGGCGTGTACTCCTCCATCACGTTCGTGATGTAGTAGTTCATAAAATCCTTAACACGGTGCGCCTGCGCCTCACTGTCCTTGGTTTTCTCACCAACAACATGCGTCCTGACCGGACCCGCAGGAGGCAATAGCTCGTTAAATGCCTGCGCCTGAAACTGTGTGGCCGCTTCCGCCAACAACGGGTGCGTTACACCCGTCGCACCCCGAAACGGCATCGTGCGCTCCTCGTAGGTGTAACCAAGAAGCTCTAAACCCTTTGAATACGCGTCTTCCCACTCAGAACGAGAAGATTTATTAGCCTCAAAATCCCCTAAAAGCTCTGAAGAAAGTTGGCCCAACGCTCTATCGTCCAACTCCTCTGCCAAGTTGCCATAGAAATCACCGTCAGAACCACCAAGCATGGCCATCGGATCAAAGTCCACAGTGACGCCACCATCTTCGTCCTCCTCAATTTCTATGCCTTCCGGCAAAATTTCATTGACAGAACCTACAAAAGTGCCCGGTGCGGCCACCTCAATGTCCAATTCCATATCTTCTTCGGTAACTTCCGGCATCATCGCCGTACTGTCCATCAAAGAAGAAAGCTGTGATTTATCGTCACCATTAGCCATCAGGCTCTCCTAGTATACGGGGCATATGCGCCTACGCCGCGTCGGATATCATACCCTTGGAACATGTTCCGTGCTACAGGGGTCATGGAACCCACGCCGCCGCCCATCGCTTTTTGCTCGGGAACACGCACACCGCCAAAATCATCAATGATCTCAGAGGTGGGAGGAAATCTTTCGGCAAAACGAATTTGGTCAATCTCAGATTTTTCTAGCTCTTCTTGCAAACGTTGGCTAGGGGCTGGTCTGTTTCCAGTACTAGCCGTGTCTTCAACAATCCTAGCTTCTATTTCACCTGCCGTAGACGAATATTTTTTATCTGCCCGTTCTTGTGCCAATCTTGTTGCATAAGCTAAATTAAACGCTTCTTCTGCTTCTGCATTAAATCGGCGCATAAAAGGGCCAGCTAAATTAAAAAACGCTTCAGCACCCCCCGGAGCGTTTTCTATAAGATCAGAAACATCGCCAAACCCCTGTTTTTTAGCGTATTCCAAAAATTCTTTAGTGGTGGGTGCTGTGTTTTCTTTACCCAAAGACTTGTACAGGCTAAAAAGATTATTAGCGGCGCTCTCTACTTGTCGATCCACCATAACCTGTGGAATTTCCGCACCCCGTAACCCGGAAGTTATAGCCCTTACTTGCATTGCTGAAATTATATTTGGTCGAATTAAAGACTTAACCTTGTCTTTAAGATCACTAACTCTTTTGTTTGACGCCATAATTCGTTCTTTTAAATCATTGGGTATCGCGTCAGGAGAATCTCCAAAAGGAAACCCTTCTTGGTTTTGGACCCAATGTTGAACTTCATGCATCAGGGTTGGGAGAACGTCTTCTTTTTTACCCGCCCTGATGTATATCGTTTCTGTAACGGGATCAAACATTCCGTAACCTTTATGTGCTGGCAAGTTTTCTATCGGAATGTTTTTAGCTTCGGGGTATTCTTGAAATAATTCTGGAAAGTCTACAATTTCAGATAAAGTGAGCGGGCCTTTGTTTTCGGCACTGAATTTATGTGGTCCCATGTAGCCGGGATAAAATTTAGTTTCATCCACTACACCTCCTACCGGCACAACATCTCCAAAAAGTTCTTTTTCTCTTTGAATGTCGTTAACGTACCTACGGTACAAGTCGGGATACTTTATCGGATCTAGCTCATCTAATCGCTCTTGTAATGTTTGACGCCTTCTGATGCTTCTAACAGGCGTGTTTGCATTTGAAAAAGCACTGTTTTCTTTTAAAGATGCCTTGCTGGGGTCAATCTCAAACTGCGGGCGACCATGTATAGGAGAACGAAAAGCGTTTGTTTCTGCAAATATCTGTTCGGGCGTCTGGCCCGCCTGCTCGCGTTCCAACAGTTCGCGGATTTTTTTCATTCCACTAGCTGACGCGGCCCCCGCAAATATGGCCATTTTGCCAAGCCCCGGAACGAAATCCGCCGTATCCAAAGCGGCAAAGCCGTAATCAAGAACTGTAGGTTCTTGTCCGTAAGCTTTCTTTTCTAAGACAGTCGCAATGCCGCCACCGGGCAACATAAACTCTGCGGGGCTACCTTCGACACTGCGTTCTACGTCACGGAACATCATTGCCGCTTTAGCCATCAAAGGCGAATCAGGCGCTTTAATTACCCCATACTGCTCTTCCGGGGTCATAGTTTGCTCAACCGGACGTTCTTTTTCCGCAAATGTAAGCGTAGGCGCGGCCATTACCTAGCCATGGGCATGATGCCCTGTTGCATTACTGGGACCGTGGGCCGTGGTGCGAGTTTCGCAAGGTTACGACGAAGAGTCGCCTTCGACCGCTCGGGGTTCAAGAAAGACTCAATGCCTTCGCCGGTGGTCTGCAACTTGGCCATGTCACCACTGTAAACATCAACAATGCCGCCTTCGGCAAAGCCTACTTCGGACTTGTTTTGTCGGTCAAATCCGGGGGTGTAGTCATATTTAATATCTTCAACATCATACGAAGTGATAGAGCCATCTTCGTTCATGAAATATTGCTTGTTGCCAATGCGCGTAGACTGTCGGGCACGGTCAATTTTGTATACGTTGCCCGCCTCATCCGTGACACTGCGGCTGTACGTGCCGCCGCCCATCAGATTGCTACGAATACGCTCAACATCCGTCATCAGGCGGGGGTCGATATAAAACGGGACCGACTGCGTTTCCCTAAGCCGTTGAAGCTCCGCGTCACTAATCGTGCTGTAAATACCAAAACGCGGGTCATACGCTAACGTAGAACCTTCACCATACTTGCCCTGTTGACCACTTAACAAAGACGCAAATTCTTCCGCCGTCAAATCCTGACGAGAACCCGCAAGCGCCTTCAGACCTGAGAGCAGTCCCCTTTTCCCCCAAAGATACGGGTCCTGCTCCCTAAATGCCGAAATATTCTGATATCCGGTGAGCGGTGCCGTGGGGGCTGTAGTGGTGGTATTGGTGGTGCCAGTGGTTCCCGTCGTGCCAGTAGTACCGGTGGTTCCCGTCGTGCCACCACCTAAAACATTTTGCTGATAATAATCACGGTCAGAGCCTTGTGCGCCTCTAATCAACGCATCACGCAAACCGGCACGAGATACATTACCGCTGGCCACTTCACCCATCCAATAGTTGGCTCCAGCGTCTAAAGCATTCCGGCCAAACAATTCCTGATAAAGCGCGTCAATTTCGGCTCGACTAACGGTTTCTCCACCAGTACCAGTGGTCGTAGTAGTGCCGTCGCCACCTAAGCCCGTGCCGCCCGTTCCGGTGGTCGTAGTCGTAGTATCCGGCTCGTCCACAGTCCCCGACACAGGGTCCGCGTCGCTTGTGTCAGAAGTTAGGCTTGGCGTAGTGACCGAGGGAGAAGGATATGAATACTGCGTTGTTACCGGCGTCACATAAGGATTATTTTTGTTTCTGTAATAATTAAAATTACCTACCGGATACGGATCAAAACGATCATACAAATTAGGCTGTTCAGAAGACGAAACCAAAACGTCCGAGAGACTGTAGTACGGCGCACCCGGTACGCCTCCCGTGGGAGGCGGGCCAAGGGTGAGCGGGCGCGGAGTGTATGTGCTTGTTGTGCCTCCACTTGTTGTGCCTCCATCAGAGCCGTCAAAACTTCCTACACTCAACCCATTACCATAAGTAGCTAAAAAAGAAGGGCTTGCTGTGAAACCACCGGCCAGACTGCCCGCGTCAAACACATCAAACAGCCGATTCATGATCGACGTGTTTTCAGCGTTCAGGTTGTTGCCGCCAAAAAAGTCGTCGCGGTTAACAGTGTTTTTTGGGTCGTTATAAAGGTCCGCGAGCCACGTGCCTTCGCCATTTTCTCCCGCAAAATACTCAAGCAACCATTTATAATCATCGCTGGGCAACAGGCCCAACAAGTTCATTGCTTCAATAAACTGACGGTTTGTTGTGCCGACAGGGATTGCAATTTGATCGCTGTCGGTCACCTGCATGTAGGGAGGCAAAGTTTTTCCACCCGAAGTACCGGATACGCCCGAAGTACCAGACGCGCCAAGGTTTATCATCGCGTCGTACATACTACTTAGCTGATCCTCACTCAAGCTTTCAACGACTTTCGGATCTAGCGAAGCCTTCCATTCTTCATAGGAACCAAGGTTTCCTGCCGTGCCGTCCCGAGGGTCTGTTACAGTCAAACCTCCGCCGTTGCTATATTTTTTGACAAAGCTACCAATTCCGGAGTACATCGACATAAAGGTTACCCGTAATATTGCATCGGTCGGAGATTGGTAGACTCTTCTTCCCAATAATCCGACGGCAGTTGTACAAAATTGCCCTGTCGATACCGCATCAAGGCCTGCGTGGTGCTGTCCACCAAATCATCAAATTCGCCATTAGGAAACGCCGCGCACTCCTCAATAACATCATGCGCCCAAGACTCATCAGGTGCCCAGATCATGCCGCTTTCAAAAAGTGGTGATACACTATGAACCCTTGACACCTTGTCGTTCCCTCGGCTAGGCGTAAAGTTTACCACAGGAATGCCCATATTCCGCAATTCATGCGTCAACGGCATCCCGCTCGCTTTTGCCTCAATAATCACCGTCTCAGGCTCCCAAAACCTGTAAGACTCCAACGCAACCTGCTTCAGTTCTGGGAAATCCCAACGCCCCTTCTTCGCATCAAGCAAGATTAACGCCGAAACCTGACCCTCTTCAGGATAAAATACACCCCACGTCGTAATCGCACTGTAGTCCGCCCGCGTATTCTTGGAAAACGCCGTGTCATAGCTCTGAATCACGTACTGCAACTGCGGAATCTGTTGCTTGTCCCACGTTTTCCACCACTCCCGCTTAATAATCGCGTTTTCGTCGCCGGTGGGATTTTGTTGATACTGAGCATTCCACTTCGGCAACGGAATCGACGCCTTAACCGCCTGCATTTCCTCAAAAGACCAGAACTCAGGCCACAAAGGATTGCCAGAAGGCATCTCCATCGGGAACTCAATGACCTCCCAACTGTCCGCCAACGCATCCCGTCCCTGCGCGCGGATCAATTGACCCGTCAAATCCTTCTCCGACCACCGCGTCATCACCACAATGATCGCCCCGCCCGGTTGCAAACGCTGTCGAGGACCACCCGTGTACCAATCCCACGCATCATCAAAGCCATTCAACGACATCGCCGTCTGCTCAGAGTGCGGATCGTCAATAATGATCAAATCACCACCACGCCCCGCCAAGTTTGAGCCAACACCCACGCCGTAATACATTCCTCCACGGGCCGTGTCCCACCGACCAGAGGCCTTTGAGTCCGCCGACAGGGCGGCGTCGGGGAATATCTCAAGATAATCCTCGCGTTCCAAAAGGTTTTTGACCTTTCGACCAAAGTTGACCGCCAGTTCAGTAGTGTGAGTCGCCTGAATAATCTTCATCGCAGGCTTTTTTCCGATCATCCAAGCAGGAAACAGGAAGCTCGCGAACTCAGACTTGGTGTGTCGAGGTGGCATGTTAATAATCAGGCGCTTTAATTCGCCATTGGCCACCCGTTCAAGCTTCTCGGCCATGATCCGATGATGCCTACCGGCAATGAACTCGGGCCACATCGAACGGACAAAGCTCAAGAAATTCCCCTGACACGCTTCGACCCGCTCAATCTGCGCCAAACGGTACTCAAGCTTCAGAATTTTTTCTTCGGCTTCCTCATCTGAAATGCGCTCAACTGACATATAGGACGCTCTTTTAATTACAGAAAACTATTAAAGCATATAAGACACCGTAGGTTTGGAATTTTTTTATAAATTTTTGGGCCTCGGGACTCCTAAGTGTTACTTTTCGTATCACGGTAACACAAAGTGTTACCTTTCTTCCCACTTACGGGTTTTTTCAAACTCGTATCGTTTTATCTCAGTACTGTTTGTGAAAAACATGGCACATGTAGCCGCTCGCTCAGGCGGGGGCGATTTTCCGCGATTTTCGGCCCC